AAGCTATTTTAGCTCGAAGGGTACATATTAGAGTACAACTTAGCCCGTTGATCCAGAACTTGCTGGCGTTTTGTACGATCCGCCATGCTCAGTGAGGATGGATCTGACATAATTAAGCTTGCATTTACGGTGTCTAACTCCTGAATTGCAGACTTAATACCATGTATATTCTCAGAAGCAAAGCCCGATGTTGGGTTATTCTGTGCCAATGGCAGCGCATCACCAGATACTTCAGCAATACGGTGGAACACCTTGAGAACGGCAGGGTGGTTTGCGATCACTGGGTCAGACTCAATCAGCTCCTTTAGCTCAGGGATTTCAGAAGACAGTGCTTCGTACGCCTGATTTGCTTCGGACAAGTTAGCATCATACTTTTCACCCCACTCGCCCTGAATTGACTGACGATGCTCTGTGACAGTCTGCTCAGTTCGTTGAGCTGTGATCTCATTGCCTTCAACTGCCATACCCATGTAACGCTCGTATAGCTTATCAAACTGTTGTTGATTTAGCCCCATCTCAGCGGAAAAATCCACAAGTTCCTGAACAGTCTCTTCTGCAAGTTCTGGAGCTTTATCTGCTCCTTCAAAAGACAGTTCATTTGGAACCGAGTATTCGTTATCGGCAGGTCGCAGGTGGCTGTAAAACTCTTCCCACTGTTCAGTACCCCAATCTTCTTGAGGTGCTTGTAGACGCTTAGTGCCTAATGCACTTTGGGCGTTTACAAGTTGATCGGCTAGAGCGTGAATTGATTTAGTATTCTTTAAGGTGTCATGCGCCTGAAGGTTTTCTGGCAATGACTGGAAAAACTGACCATATGAATCTTCTGATGCAAAATCAAAGGATGTTGGTTCAGTTGCGGGTTCAGAGGCTACCTGTTGGGTGTTACCACCGCCCAGACCTCCTGTTGGTTCTGTATCTTCTGACATATTATTTATTCTCCATCTCTATCTTGTTAATAAGTTCTTGTGGATCGTCTTGACCCAATAGAGTGAGAAAGCTCATAGCTAAACGTCTGCGTCCTTCACATTCGCGAAGCTTGGCTTCGTCAGAATGGAACACAGGCTTAGTTACGTGACATTCACGCAAAAGTACCTTAAAGAACCGCTTACCCTGCGGTGTCTCTATAATGTTAGTTAAATCTTCTTTAAGCTTCGCTTTTTCACGAAGCTTGCTTAGGGAATCTAGGACTCGCATATTAGATGTTTAACAGCTGACCCACACCTTCTGGGTCTAGTTGTTTAGCCTGCGCGATGTCTTTCATCGCACCTCCGATTTGCGGAGCAGCTGCTACGGCTTGCTGTTGTTGATTTTGCTCTTGTGCCGCTCGTGACATCTCGGACACTTCTTCTTCGGTTTTGATAATATCAGGAGAGATGTTACGATATTGTGCGTAACTAGCTAATAGCTTCTGCTCATTGACTGCACTCATGATCTCAGGTTTAACCTGTGCAAGGGGTGCGATGTCCTTCATGAACGCGCTGATATCTGAAAGTCGTGTAGCAAATTGAGACTGCGACGCAGGGCTGGAGTAAGATACCTCTAAGGATGCGCCAGCCAAACTTGCTGGTTTCTCTGGTAGCTCTCCAGCTCGGTCAAGAAGCTCAAACGTTGCCTCGATAGCAGGTCCGAGGTACTCGGTCTCCATGCGATTAAGCAGGGGTGCTAGTTGGTTGAGCATCTGCCCACGTACGTCTTGAATCTCTGTGACACTCTGACGTTCCTTCTTCTCTTGACGGATGATCTGGTCAACAAAGAATGAACGATTAACAGAGTCACGATACATGCGGATCATCTCCATCACATACTGTGGTTGATTACCTGCCATGATAGGCGACGGCTTTTCACTGCCTGCCTCATGGAACATAATCTGACGAGAGCCGTACTTCATAGGAAGCATAATGCTGTCCTCTTCGGCTGTCAGTGTAGGGAAGTTCAAGTACTCAGCGGATGTCAAAGCTTCCTTGACCATCTTGTTGAGTGCGCGGATCTGTGACAGACACGAGAATGCAGGACCACGTCCGTACACTTCATCTGCAAGTTTAGACCAGCGAGGTACTAAGAATGTAAAATAGCTAGAGCCACTTTCTTGTAGGGGCTCTTTTAAAGCAGGACACCAGTAAGTTACCTTGTAAGGTCGTCCCTTACCGACGCGGCTTCCCTTCTTGGCTGCCTTGTCGGTGTTTGGCTCAATCGTGTAGATCAGCTCGTACTTATTGTGTACAGAGTTGTCCTTGTTGAAGCCTTCCATGTCTTCTACGTTCGGGAACGCCTGCATAAGCTGACGTGCTGTTTTGTAGCAACGGTAGTAGACGGTGTCTACTGTGCCGTACTGGTCTGTGTCGAAAAACACATCTGCCAGTGGTCGAGAGCGAAAGTTAACAACGCCGTTAACTTCTGAGATCTGGACTGGAGACGTACCGTACGCCCCCACATCAAGAAAGCACTCGTGACTTGAACTGTAGAACTGAGACTGCGGTAACGCAAACTCGTGAAAAATGCGGTCAGCTACGCCTTGGAGATACTGTGTCTCTTCTGGCGTTACGTCAGCGTTAGCCCGATTAGTGATGCGAAGGTAAAACCAACGATCAGATTTCGGGATCAAGTTAGAGCTGAGCCCATTAGCAAACATCTGGTTGCACCACACAGCTGTATCATCGTACAGCTCCCGTGAACCATCCTCTTGCATAGGAGTATGCCCGTGGTCGAACTTATCGGAGTTCGGACGGACATACTTCTGAGCATCATAGAACATGCTGTCGAGGTTAGACCTCAACACCTTCAGCTCCGCGTATCGCTGCTGCAGTCTAACCATATAAGCTAGTGCCACCACCGAGTGCAGAACGTCCTTGGACTTTCTTCTTTGCAGCGGTTGCCCTACGAGGTAGTGCAGCACTTGCGCCCATTAAACCTGCGGAAGTCACACGCGCAGAGGGTGCGGCTGCCTGCTTAACTGGTCTCCGCGCCAACGGCGTCGGAGGAGGGGGAGGCGCAGGAGGTGGTGGAGGAGGGGGTGGTTTCTTTGGTTTTGAGCCCATATCTTGATATACGTTTTAAAGTTTCCCAACCGAAAAATTTTTCTGAATTAGGATTATTCATCCTGTGGTATCTGTTAAACATGACCCTGTCAAGCGGAAACGGCGCAAGTTCAAAAAAGAGGGAAACTTTTTTAGAGGGGTCTCGGCTGGCGGCGTATGCAACCTTCCAGTACCGACCTTTCTCATCCTCAAGTACCTCCGCCATCAGCATGTAGGTTGGTGTGCTCCAGTAGTACCGTTCCGCTCCGTGCGGACAGTTGATGTAGTAGTCCTGTAACCACACGAACTCCTGACCCTGTGTGTGGTAGAGAACAACAGCCTCGTCCATCAAGGACAGTCGGTAGTCTTTACCAACTGATGTTTGCAACTTGGTACTCATGCTTGGTCTTCTTCTTGTCCAGCTTCGGCTGCTTGAGACCAACCGCCAGCGTCCTGAAAGCGTCTGCTCCGTGAGAATTGGAATCATGGACAGGCGTTTTTCTAAACACACCACGGGAGCTGTCAAACTCCTTGTGGTATCCCTTCAAAGCTTCGATGCCTGCGTAGCAGTCTGTCTTTGAAAACCAACACTTCGGAAGAATGTTGCGGACGGCTTCGATGCCGTCAATGATCGACAGCTTCTTGACTGTCGTAAATTTTAAGCCAAGTCCTCTGGCTGTCTCTAGGCGTGACTTACCTGTTCCAAGTTCACGCACCTTGATGTCGTGCGGGGCATAATGCTTTCCGTACGTCACATCTTTCTGGACTGACCACTTGTGCAACTCACGTGCATAGTGCGGCAGACCTTCCCCGCTATTCTCGTAGTAGTTTACGACACGTATCTCATTACGATATAGCTGGACAAACCAAATGGTTGTTGCGTCGTCCATTCCCAAGTCCCACGCCGTGTGTACTGGAAGCAGGGGATCGACCGCAATAGTATCAATGATCCTCTTGTCCCTGTACGCCTTGTTGATCTGCGCCCCGTAGTACGCCCCTTCGACTGGTGTCTTGAACGAACACATGTACTCCGACTGGAATCGGGCTTCGTTGTTCAGCTCGTTCCTCGCCTTGCGGAGTTCGTCAGGGGCAATCGCCTTCGTGTCCTTGACCGACAGGTGACTGCTGTACCATGTGCTGTCGGCTTTACCTTTCAGCAGGATCTTGTAGAAGTGATTCTCACCACGGGGTGTTCCGTTGAACAAAGCCCAGCCGCCGTTCTCTGCAAGGATGGGGTTAATCAACTGCCACGCCGACGGGTCGGAGATACTGTACTCAGAGAACACCACGCCGATGGGGTTCGCGCCCACCATTTTATCGGGGTCGTCAGAGCCCATGAGCTGGATGATCGAGCCATTCTTCAGGTGAATGCGCATCTCCTGCTCACTTTTCTTCTCGACTAGCTCCCTTGGGAAGTAGTCGATAAACTTCTTGCCCTCGCCAGTCATGCCGTTCCATACGATTCGGCGTGCCTGATTGCCGTAGGGCAACACATACCAGTAAGTGCCAACACGCTGCAATGCCTTGATTGCAACAATGTTCACGCAGGTCAGATCCTTACCTGCACGGCGATGCCAAGCGACTACCGCTCGTAGGCTACGCTTCTTCTGAGACATGTATTTCAGTAGGGGGAGCTGGTACGGTCGCGGCTCCCACCCCTGTGCAGGTACACTAATATTCATCTATATCGTCGAGGTCATCTTCGTCTAGTTCACTCCACTCCCAGTCATCATCTATCGCCCCACCATCACTGATGAAGTTCTCGTGATATTTGACTGCTGAATTTAGTAGACCAGCTGCAGCATAAGGATCGCTGAAACGTACGTCGTACGCTAAGGGAGACTCATCGTCAGACGCTATGACTACATAGTGTCGGAAATGCTCCCCTAGTACGGCGACCGCCTGCTCAATTGGTTCAAGACTCATTTTTTTCTTCCTCACTTAGAAACTCACCATATCCACCGTCATTGTCAAGCACTTCCGCGTCAACTGCGGTCGCTAGGTCAGCTTTTGCCACCTTACTGTAGTCCACAGTCATTATCTTCATCTCGCCTGTAATGTTCTGCTGGACATCCACGCTCTTGAGCTTGGGCTGTGTATAACTGGCAAGTTCTTTCCAAATAGATATCTTCTCCTTGAGAGGTACTTCCGAATTAGTTGTGTAGCTCATCAGCTCCTCGATCGGATTGATGCCTTTGTCTGCAAACATTGCAAGAAGTGCCTTCCGCTGCTGGGCAGGGGTTGGTGCTTGGCTCATCATTTCTAGGAACTGTTGCTTGATGGTGAGATCCTTCTCCACCTTAACCAACTCCTTCTGGGCTTTCTTCATATCCTCTTCTGCTTTCATACGTTTACGATGACACCTTGTCCTTTTGGCATTTTGTTGTTTAACTACCTGCTTGGGTTTCTTACCTGCAGCATAGGTTCGTCCATCTGGTTTCTTGGTCGGCACTTATGTATGTAAAAACTATAGTGAACATAATGTCAAGTCTGTCACACTTATCACACTTGCATCACACTTTTTTAGGGGGGGTGTGACTAACTTTATTATATGAGTAATAAGGACTTAGGGAATCTGTCACACAAATCACACTTTATTAGGGGGGGTAGTGCAAGTAAGTAGTGGGGGGTCAGAAAAAGTGTGATTTGTGTGATGAATTACGTAAGTCGTTGGTAAAGGTACTGTTTAATAAGTCACACTTGTACTCAAAAAGTGTGATACAAGTGTGATAAGTGTGACAGATTTAGCAATAATTGCCAATACCCGTGAACACCTGTACACTAGATCACCCAAATTCCTGAAAATTGAAAATTGGATTCGCAGGTAGGGACTCCTTGTTCGGTTCCGTTTCGATTTCCCCCAGTGGGGGGGACCATTGACCCTGTCGCTTG